ATCTAAACTACTTTTTAAAGCAGTTACGAGCTTTCTTCTCCGCCTAACCGGCATATTTATATATTCTTCGAGGCTGATAGACTTTATTGTTCTGGCAATAACTATGTATTGCTCATACAAACTATCCGGCTCCTCGAAGTCATATAGGGGGTCTAAAATAAAAAATCAAATATCGGTAAAACCACCGGGTTATTAGTATTACAGTAAGGACATAAATAATCAACAGAAGAATCAATATAATCTACGCTTCCAATATTATCTTCAATCTGTTTTCTATCGAACTTTGTTAATGCCGAAACTTCATCTAAAGTCGGTATTATATGCGCCCCTGATTCATTATCAACCTTTATTATACTTGATTGATAGACAGTAGAATTCATTTTATTTGATGGTGTTTTCTTCCCCTTATCAAAAATTAGACCCCTAATTCCATTAGTTATGGGTTTTAAATGACACTTACTATATGATTTACCACCCCTAACTATCGGAGTTCTAAAAGTTATACTTACATTTTTGCAATCTTTTTTAATAGCAAAGTCATCAATATTCTCCTCGAATATCAATGCTCTCTTACACTTTACACAAGTACCTTTAAAACTTATATTATTACCATAAGTCAATTTACGCACTTCAAGCATTAAATTCTCTACAATCTTTGTAGGCATTCCGCTTATTTCTTCCGGCGTAGGTAATAAATCTGTTCCTTTAACTTCCGCAATACACCTTGATACCGCGATATTCTCTACAAGAATAATATTCTCTCTAATATCATCTTGAGATACTTGCTCCTCATCTAATCCGGTATATTCACGAATAATAACCTCTTTGAACTCTTTTCCGCCTAATGTTAATGGATAATCTAAAACAACTTCTTTTTCTAGTAAACCTGGAACTCTCATAAATTCTCCTTAAAAATTAAATGATATAAAAAAATCTTGAATACTCATTGAAGAAAAACCACGCTCAAGCAAGCCATCTTCTCTTATAGTTGTTACTTGAAAATTTCCAACAAAAGAGCCATAGTCAAGTACGCCTGGTTCGTCAGCATAAAAATATTTAGACTTTCCATAATTATACTCTTTTCCGTCATATAAATCAACAACATTTAGCGTTTCTTCAAAATTTAAATACGCCATTCCTTCGTGAGATAACACTACTTCTTCAATCCAACTTTCATTGCTATCAACATTTAGAGCACCTGGTGAATATTTATTAACCCAAGCATTTCTTAAACCTATAACTCTGAAAACATTATTTGTTGAGCCGTCAAGAACTAATATTACAATATCAGCCATATAAGCATACCCGGATATTGCTTTATTTGCCCATTTTTTTATAAAGCTCCCGTTATCAAATCCTTTCTTTATTGTTATATCATCAAAAGCAACATCTTTAGGTAATTCTACCGAGCTTCTTGAACTCCGGCTTCTAAATGTTTCTTTATTTATACTATATCCTAATCCGTCTATTGACTGAAATCCGCCTATTCTTTTAATCTCAAATCCTTTGTTTATTGCATGAATCGGAAAAGAATAAGGACCTAAATAATCAACAACACAAAATACAAAATTAGAGGATGGCTGGCTAGCCACCCTCTGTTTTTTAAACTGATTATTAAACTCTGGAAAAGGGTAATTATGTTTATTAAAACTAAACCCAGACATTCTACTATGTATCTCCTAAAAAGAAATTCGCCGCGTCAACCTGGCTATACGAAACAGTTGTGCCTGTCTTGGTATAAAAGTAGTCTACTGGGCTATCCATTGTTAATACCTGATTAAGAGTATTAGTCAATGAACCATATTCAGCAGACGTACCTTTGTTATTCCAATTACCATAAGCCCAACCTTTATGCGCTATCTCAATAGATTCAAACCAAGGGTCTGTGGAATTAACATCCATGTCATCAGCTTTGTACATAACTAACCAAGCGTCTTTTACAAGAATCAATCTTGAAACCGACACATTATCCGATTTAAGTTTTGCTATAACAATGTCTGCAACAAACCTATCAGATATACCGGAAGATGAACCAACACCAGAACTACCTCTCTGTAGATACCATTGTCTTATGAAGTTATCTTGGTCAAAACCTCTAGTCAATGTTAGGTTAGTATGGGATATTCTTCCAGCAATCTTCTCCGTAATTAAAGATTCACTTGCATTAGACTCTTTCTCTTCAATTCTACTCTCTAAACCAGAAAGTGTTTGACAACCGGCAACTAATTTAGGATTTGTTAAATCAGGCAAATTAGTAGAAATATCAAAAGGAAGTACCCATATTAAATAGTTAGACTTAGGTATTCCAGCTGTTTTCTGCTTCTTAAACTGGTTATTAAACCCAGCAGAAGTACGCCCTGTGTTATTATCATGTTTAAAAGCACTCATATACTACCTCCTATAATGAACTTCCGTCTGTAAAAGGCGTTAATTCAAACCATTGGAATTCAGAAGTTTTCCAATTCCTTATACCCCATTTTATAAGGGTAACACCCTTATTCTTGTATTCATCTGTCTGAATAGAAGCATCGCATATAACGCCAAATGGGGTTCCAGCCTCGTTATCAAGCCCGCCTTCTCTATTTCTTGCATTAAGAATTCCATAAGTAATATCATACAGTTTTCCGTATAATGTATTCTTACTTAGCTTATGTTTAACATTTGTATTAATATCAATTCTTGCCTCAAGGTCATAAGTAATTCTTGTTTGACCAATCCAGGAATAATTTGCATTCTCTGTAAAAGCCAATGTTCTTGAACCGTCAATTACTATTCCCCGTCCTTGTTCTACCGTACAAACATTAATTCTGTTCTCATTACATACTCCATGAGCTGTATCTGATAATGTAAAATGTAATCCGCTAAAACCTTTTAATGGGAAATCGCTTCCCGCAGGATTTTCCCAAACTCCGATTGTATCTGCAACAGTACAATATATACCGGCTATTGCTCCTGTTAATGGAATTATCTCTCCGTCATCTTCATCAATACCCCACCCGTAGTATATTGCTCCGCGTTTAGTATCGAACTGCAATGTATTCTTGAGATAATCAACAATATCATCGCGTACCGTAATAGCTTTAGGAATACAAGTAATCTGAAAGTTCCTCATTGCTTTAGTATTTATCCAATTATATATTGCTCTATACAAGGTACCAGGCGATGATTTAACATCTGCGTCAAAGCAACATATTGTCAACGGATATTTATAAACCGAGAACTGATAAGCCCCAGTCTTAGCATCCGGGTCTCCAATATAATCTGCGTCAACAAGCCCTGTTATACCGTCATCCCCGCCTGTTAAAGTTATTGTCTGTCCAAGACCAACATCTTGAATGTTTGCAATATCAGTAACAGTAATCCAAATTGAATCGGCATTTATTACGCTTGCAAAATAATTAGCAGATTCCAAATCTGGGGAAAGATTAGTATATAATCTCTTTGAAATTCCACCTACTAAAATCTCTAGGTTGAAATCTCCGGCAACGCCATTAGACGGAGCAAGCGTTTTTACTACGATATCATTTCCTAATGTTCCATGATACTTTGCAGTAATCTCTATTCTCTTATCGCCTTCTGCCATTCCTTCCGCGACAACAGGAATAGTCCATTCATCACCTTGAACTAATGCAAGGTCAGTACCATCAGTTAATGTTATAGTTACGCCTTTCTCAATAGTTATAGGCGTACCGCTTATCGGGACTGCTGTGTTTAACAACGTCCAATTTGTTCCGTCAGCCGAAAAATATAAAGAAATTACGCTAGCCGCATAAGTAGCAGCCCCGGTCGTAACAGTCGCTTTATATGTTCCATTAATCGTTCCGGTATAAGTTCCACCGGAAGCCGCAACCTCGTCGCCTGTATTTCCAGCAGCCGCAACAGCCGCCCCAATACTTGCCGGAGTAGCATTAGCATCATATAAAAATCCGCCAGCTTTTAACGCAGTCAGCGTAGCCGGGTCAGTCGGGTCAGTATAGTGCGCTATTCTCGCAAAAGCAACAGTCATCTTCATATTACCATAATCGCTATTACCATAATTAAGAAATGCTTTATTTAACTGCCTCATTGTCTGATATTGATAACTTATGTTACTCCCATATTTTTGTAATAATTCAGCCATTGAATAACTCAATGTAGCTTCAAAAGGTCCCCATTTAGCAACACCCATAACGCCTAAGACGCTTCTAGGAATCCCGGCTAATACTTGTTTATCAGACTTTTGTTCTGTAAAGTACGCACCTGGTTTATTATTATAAGGGTCAAAAAAACTCATATCATTCACCTCCTACTAAAAAATCATACATCTGTAGCTCTACTCCGCCAAAAGCATATAACTCTTCTGTTATTACTTCGCTTCCAAAAGCTAACTTTATTGTCATTGTAATATCCCGCCTAATTATATTTTTGTTATCTTGAATATAATCTAAAGGAATGTATTTGCCATCATGTTTAAATACGAACTTATAGTCAACTCCTTGAGCGTCTTTAAATGGTAAATATAATTCTAACGGGAACATATCAATAAATTCTTCGGTTAAATAATCTCTATGTTGAGAATATTCGACTAAAAATCCTATCTGATATGTAAAAAATACGTTTCTAACGCTAGATACGCATTTTCCTATTATTGCTTCATTCTCCGAACTTAACTGGTAGTCTACTACTTCCGGTATTCTCCAAATACCCGGTTGATTAGCCATAAACCCAGGATTTATAAATATCAACGGATAAGTTTTCTTAGATATAGCCTCATTAGGAGTACCTATGAATGTCTTTACTCTAACTTCTTTTCCTTCTTGGTCTACGGTTATATTTCTATTACGTATAAATTCATAAAGAGTATTATTAACATCTCGCAGTCTATATCCTACTTCCGCCATTATAAACTATCTCCAGACTTTATATTTTTCTCCTCTCTTTCTTTCTTAGCCGCCTCGTACGTCCCTTCATTATATATATATGTTCTAGTATCTTTCCAAGCCTTCAATATCGAGTTTCTATATCTTTTGGTCATCTCATTCATCTTCATTTTAAATTCCGAAGAATTAAAAGTATCTGTAAATATTGGTCTAGGCGGTATTCTTCTAGTTCCATATTCCAAAGCCAAAGCTACTGTATAAGCATCTCTTCCGTCTGGGACTGTTTCTACCGTATAACTTGTTGTTTCACTACCTCTTAACTCATAGCCTAAAATCTTTGTTCCTTGAAAAATACCTACGTCCATTCTTAACTTCTTTACTCCGCGTTCAACTAATTTTCTTAAATAATTGTACATCTCTTTATCATCTGCAAATTCCTTCCCATTAACCTTATAATGTATTGCTTTCAATAGCTCTCCGGTAAATATCCAACTCGGATAGTCTCTTCCATCATTATCTATTAAATCTCGCAATATATTCTTTTCTTTTTCCCATCTCTCTGATAAAGGCTCATAAGTAAAATTCCCTTTTTTAGCATTCTCTATAATAGAATCTCTTAAACCGGTTGCCATTCTGTAAACAACATTTGCTACGGTTATAGTTAGCCCTTTATTAAAAAAAAGTTCTACATTGGATTTAAGAGCAAGTATTGCCTTTGACCCTTTATATCCTTTGTATGTAACTTCTGCTAAATTTCTCATACGCTAACTACCTACATATTTACCAACTAAAATACCAATCTCATTATAACACAAATTCTCAATATACAACACATTTAATACAGAATTACTGCCTTTTGTTATTGTTCTAAAACCAATCTTTCCGCTATCTAAAAATGCTTCTATATAGTTATACTCCGCCACAAATTTAGTATTAAAATACTCAACAAGCTCTAATCCAGTATAATCAAATTCGTCTATAGCCAGTATATAATCTGAATTATCATCGGCTCTAATCTTTAGCATATTATTAACATTATTAAAGACATAATATTCTTTAGCAATGCTTCCTAATATACTTGCCGGATATAAAACCCTGCTTTCTTCATAAGTATTATTATTAATTTCAAAGAACTTCTCATTTTCCGCAATATACTCTTCTGTTTGCGATGATAATGTTGCCTCACAAAAAAAGATAGTATAAAAAATCATATTATCATATATGATTAAAGGGTTTATCTTAACAACTTCAAATAAAACACCTTTATAAAATACTCTATCCTCTACACTCGGCTCTATATCATTTCCAGAAAATTGGCTTGCGTCGATATAGGATTTCATTGTCTTTCTAAAATCTAAACCCTCTTCTTCAAGTTCTTCTTTACGAACCTGTTTCAAACTCAAGCCAAATATTTCATAGTCTATATAAACAGGATTTGTAACCTCTTTATACAGAGTATCATAAGTATTAACTACTTGCTTTTTCCAAATAATAGGTCCACCAAGCTCATCGAACGCTTCTCTGATATCAGATACAAGCTCATTAGCCTCTTTTAATTTTGCTCTAGCTTTCGCGTCCATAAACCAATGCCCCTATACTATTACTTCCTCTTTCTTTTTCTTTTCAGATTTAACAAAGACTTCTTTTTTCTCCTCTTTCTTTACAAAATAAGCATTTTCAGCTTCAAGTTTTGTTTTAAAAGGACCAACAATACCTTCCGGGAATCTCCTACAATACCCACTGTTTGTTAAAAAAATGTCTACGCCATCTTTTTTCATATTATCCTCCTATCAAAAATTATACCTTTTTGTACTACCTTTAAAATATGTTTGCCTCGTTGTATTTATAACGCTAAAAGTATTGCCTTCCCCGTCGGTTGCATTACCCCCAAAAGCATTAAGCAAATAATTAATCTCATTCTCTAACGCTTTGACTATTGCAAGATATTGAGCAACTCTATCGCCTTTACTCAAGGATATTCCATCTGGTAAAGTCAACTTTGTATATCTAGCGTTATCATAAGCCAATACATAACAACAAGACTTCATTACTAACTTGCATATAATATCCATATCTGAATCAGATAATGTTGATACAGTTTCTACACCCTTTAAAATCTTTACGGCTAGACGAATCTTCATAACATATTCTTCTTCCGAAAAAGCCGGGTCATCCCTGTTTATATCTCCTAAATCAGTCGATACTATATTTATAATTCTTCCAATATCCTCTGGTATAACTGCACCAGATAATTCTGTCTGTTTCCCGCCAATTATGAAAGCAACCTTAAAGTAATACGAATCCGAATCAACATCAACATAATCAAAAGAAGGATTATAGGGTATATCTTGTAAATGCAAAAAACTTCCTGATATTGTATTGCTATGAAATATCCTAACAAATTGAATATTATCAAAGCCATCCGCATTAAAATATACCCTTTTCATAATCCACCTACTTAAATAACAAGTTCTAAGTTATTCGGGTTTGCTTTTAGAATATTATACACTAAGATTGGTATGCTCTTAACTTCATTAAAAGAATACTTATACTTTTTCTCGCCGTAATAAAAGTTCAAATCTCTCTTAAATTTAACTTTGACCATTTTTACTTCCTTCATTGCTGAATCTAGGTCATTAGCCTCTTTCTCGACAGATTCTTTCTTTTGAAATCTCGACTTCTTAGTAGTTTCTTCAATTTTAATTTCATCAATAGCATTATCAATAGTAATTTCTCCCATACGCTTCCCCTTCTCTATTTAACAAACAGAGCGATATACTTTCCTGTGAAAGCCGCCCCACTTGCATTTGTAACAGTCAAAACCTTAGTCGTAAGGTTTAATACAGTTGTAAAAGTAGTAGCCGCAGGCGCATAAGATACGCCAGCAGAATCTATCGCTTGAACAATCAAAGAACCATGAAAATCATCCGGGAGTTGAATATTAACCGTCCCAGCCTTGGCTAAGGCAACTACGTTTTGGACGCATTCCATAGCATAACTACTTGAATAATTAACTTGAGCCATCTATCTACCCTCCTATTTTTATGCGTATAACGATAAGCCATCTTCAGTAGCAATCTCATAGATATAATCTTGAAGAATGCCTGCCCCTAAAAGAGCATACCATAATACAATTTGAGACCTCTTTACTTCATCCCAAGCCAAAGCTGACAATCGCATTGCAATAGACCTAACAATACCAACAGCTCCCGGAGCTATTAAAAGCCCTCTATGTACATCTTTTGAGTTAGCGCTCGCACCTGGAAGAATAAGCTCATCCATTAAAGTAGAACTCAAGTAAGTTACGCCTTCAAACATACCTACTTCGCCTCTCAACCAATCTGTTGGAGCCGCATAGTTCTTCTTGTTAACCAAGAGCTTGTCTCTGTTAAACTGTCTGATTTGTCTTTGAGTTCCAATGAAAATCCAATAATCCCCTCTTGAACCATCAGTCCACATTGGGAAATCAAGTCCTGCCGCTTTTTCCTTAACGGAATCAATCGTCATTACATTGAAAATTGAATTTATGTTTGCATAACCTGTGCCAGAAAGACCTGTGGCCCTCGCATAATACTTATTCGCCGTTGTAAAGAAAACATCTCTCAAGTATCTGTCCATTGTTATTGCATAATGCTTTCCAAGTCTTGTTTTAGCCACGTCAAGCATATTTAGCAATGAAGCTACTGTCGAAAATCTTGAGAACTGCGCCCCTTTTCCAAATTCTTTCAAATAAATACTGGTTTTTGAACTACCCAGCTTTTCAATACTAATTGGAGTATCTTCATCCGGTATAAGTCCATCGCCTGTTAATTCAGGTACGGCATTAAACATAACTTCTTTTCCCGGAGTGCCATCCAATTTCAATTCCGGGTCTAAAAGACAAAAATTCCAGAAATATTGCTTAGGTGTTTGCTCCTCTAGCAATTTTCTTGAATATATTGGTAATATTTGGTTCTGTATAGCGTTTAAATCTGTTAAATTCCCGCCCATATTTCACCTCTCTCTTTTAAAAATATAAAACCTTATGGTTTCAATAGTGATTGTATAAAGCTATCAGCGTATTCATTAAAAGACTTATTATCTAAATCCCAAATGTTATCTACCGCTAATTGCTTATTTATAACCCTATCATTAGCATCTCTTGGAACACCACCATTATTCAACATTGCTTGATCATCTTTCTCTTTCTTCTTAACTATCAACTCTTGATAGCGTTTTTTTGCCCGTTCTAATGAAGCATCAACTTCCTCTACAGTATTCCCTGCTACTAAGTCAGGTATAATTTCTCCGTTGTTTTGATTAATAACCTGCTGAATATATAACTGCAAATCTTTCTTTCGCAATTCCTCTTTTGTAAACTCAACTGCTTTGGTTAATAATTCCTCTGATTTTTTCTTTACTTCTTCCGTTTTTAGAGAAGAATTATTAAGCTCTTTCTCTAAAAGTTTTATCCGCTCGGTTAAATCCATTTCTGACTTCTTTTTTTCATCTTCGATTCTTTTCTTCTCTTCTTCCTGTTGTTTAATCAAATCCTCTTCCTTCTGTCTCTTTTCCGTATCTTGCTTTAGTAATAAATCAAGATTAGTTTTAAACTGCTTATTTTCATCTTTAAGCTCCCTAATCTGATTATACAGCTTCTCTTTCTCAATATGCGAAGTCTCTTTTTTTGCCTGCAAAACCTTATCCTCAATAATAGAACTTATTAACTTTGCTAATTCGCCCTTATCAGAGGGAATTGTCTTGTCTTTTAGTAATTCTAAAACCTCTTCGGTTTTATGGTCTAATTGTCCATCTGTTTTCTGCTCGCCACCCATACAATCTCCTTATTTTATGAAAAACTTAATTGATGAAATTCAATATTCTGGACTTCTGGCACTTTTAGGTTAATGGTCTTATATAAAGTATCATTATTATATAATGTAAATATATAATAATTTGTTTCATCCATATTATCCGTATCAGGAACATATATCTCCGCATAGCCATACTCATCTGACACGCTCTCATATATTTCAGGCGTTAATTCGTAAATATCTTTGTAAATAGTATTACTATTTAAAACAGCCCGTATTTTACACTTGCTTTTTGAAACGCCTTCAAAGTTAATATACACCAAAGTCTTGTGTATTTCAACTGTTTTCTTATAAAAAAATATATAATCAAGATAAAAAGAATAAAACATTGGGGTATCATAGCCATTATTGCTAATTCCTATTAGTCTAAAACATATTTCAGAATCTTTTAGGATTAGCATTTCTAATGCTTCCACCGTTAATTCTGAAAATAGATTAGCTTGCAATAGCGTAGAATTGCTTATTTTCCAGCATTTATTTATAATATCGAAGTATTTATAATCTATCCCGGAATCTGTTTTTATCCCAATAACTAAGCGTATTTCTGAATTACTTGCTAATAATACTGAATTATATATCTCAACAAGTTTCTTTACTCCAAAATAGCCCTGTATATCGCAATATTGCGGATGAATGCTATAAATTTTATCCGGTAATACTACTGGAACAATATACGCGGCATTATGTAACACCGCATTAAAAATAGCGACATATCCCATTTTAAAATTTGAATACCTTGTTTTTGTATAGTCATTTCCTATCCAAAAATTATCAAAGGTTGCTCTATAATCCTTTGCTATCAACTTTTGCCCATGTTCTAATTGGTTTGTTATTATCTTAACTCCGTTTATATAGAGGTTTACACATTCCTCCCCAAGAGCTATATTAAAATCATAGGTTACTTCAATTATATATTTTCTATTATACTCGTTTAGGAATATATATGAAAATGCGGCTATCTTTCCGCCATCTGTATAAAATTCAATAAATAAGTTATTATCTTGCTTATGGGTTATCTTGCAAGATGGCGTATTTCCGCTACCGTCGCTATAAATCACTATATCTCTATCTATCTCATCAGGGTCTCCTACTTCTTTTGGCTCCGGGGTATAAAACCCGCTATATACGTAATTAGGTGTATATTCAAAGATTATGCTTCCTGTTTTTATATTTGTATTAGCCTGTAGTATATAATTTATTCCACGAACGTCATTATAAGAAAGGTCTAAAAGTCCGCTAGATATATCTACTACCCCAAGAGTTGTATATAATCCGCCTGTCTTATTCCATAAGTCGTTAAGCGACCTAGTAAAGTCAGCGTAAAATAAAGAGCCATTAGGTCTTGTATCTTTTAGTTTTAAAATGCTATTGCCATTATCCTGTTGAATTATAAAGCCATCTGACAATACTGCATCAAAATTATTTAAACTTACTAATTCACTCCTTATCATTTTTATCCTCCAGTTCATCTCCCGATTTATCTTTTGTTGGGGAAGAATCTTTATATAAATCTGACCTAATCTCATTAGTCCCTATTGGTTCTACGTCTTTATCAGCTTTTCCAAATAATTCTCTATCTCTCAAGATTTCTGTTAATTTAAAGTCTATATTCTCTCTCCCTAAGCGTTTCATAGCTCCAGCTCTACTTTCTATTCCCATATTTATTTCCATACTTAACGCTTGTAATTCACTAATCTTATCTTTCGGGAAGTATTCCTGAAATTGAGTAAATACTGTATTCCACCTCTGTAATTTAGCCAATGGGTTATTACTCATTCTTAATACTGATTCTATTTCATTTTTTACATTAGTTAAGCCAAGTCCTAGTCTATATTTTCTATCACATATTTCTAAAAGTTCTAAACCCATTTCAATAGCTGATTTAAAGCCCTTACCATATACTAATCTCTTTCTATCTACTGCCTCTATAATCGGAATTTGGTCATAATGGTAGCTTGTTCCGCTAACATTACTCATGTGTTTTTTTCCGTTTACGCTATCTTCCGGCACATTTCCGCTCTCGTGAATTCCCCCGGATATATACTCTATCATTCTCTGTTGAGCGGGTAAGTCTGTGTCAAGCGTTAAATTCTGAACTTTTGCATCTGCGGGTAATCCACCCCAAGTCTTATTAGCCCCTCTTTCTAACGACGAAAGTCTTGCCCCAAATATTATTGTTATTGGGTCTCCGCAATAATCAACGTCGTCATTAAATCTTCTAAGTCTTGAATTCAATAATTTATTTAAACTCTCTAAATCAGATATATCCGACAAGCCGTAGACTTCTTTGCCTATGATTTGATTTCTTATATGCACCAATGGGACTTTACCTAAAAGGTTTACTCCCGATTCATCTTTTACTATTTTTTTATCTATTACTGTATAAAAGCTATCTTTATACCAGCGTTGTTTTTTCCACGCTATTTTCCCGTCATCATCAATAAACTGCCAGCGGATAAGAGCATCGCTAGGAACATTATTCCGGTAATCAGAAAATCTATATGTTACAAACGTATCAGAGCTATCTAAAACATTCAAGCTAACAGACTTTGAACTCTCATTATAGCTTGGTTTTAAAAAACAATCTCCGGTAATACTCCCCATTTGAGCGGCTTCCCACCCAAAGCACTCTATCCCCCCTGAGCTTTCTAAAATAAAATTTACATACGGGGCTAAAAGGCTTTCTATCTTCTCATTCAAATAGCTTATTGCAAAAGGTTTACCTACGAGATGTGATAAGATTTTATTTACTATTATTTTTACTTTGTTAAATGTTGGGGTTGGTTGGTCATCATCCTGCTCTTCCGGGGTCCAATGTTTCCCCTTGTACAAATCCCAATAAATGCTATTTCTTGAAACCCTATCTTTCTCATTGAAAGACATATCTATATGGATTTCAGAAAATAAGTCTTGCTCTGAAAGGTTATCAACGCTAGAAAGTCTAAATTCATTTGTAAGCATAATTACACCTACTAGCATAATAACACAGATATATATTTATTTCAACAACAAAATCAGATAAAAGTACAAAATTTATAAAAATTATCTTTTTATATAATTAATCCCATATCTGTCTGCTATAATAAACGCAAAAATTACTAGTGTATTGCTTCGTTTACTAGCGTCTATACATAATTTATCAAAATACATATAAATCTTTAATGTTACCAATCCTCAAGCAACCGGTGCGATTTTGCAAAGTATTCTCTGATTGCAAATCAGCTCCGCGGTTACCCCCACAGTTATATATTGCCTAAAACTACCACTCCCCTTGTTTTTTATTAGTTGCTTGTATTTCTTTTTGTCTAAAATATTCTATTTCTTGTCTATGTTTAGATATGAGGTCTATTGTTGGAATTTGTTTTACAATTTTTAAATTGCTTTTTATATCTTTCCAATTTTCCATGCTGTATAATAATAAATCTTTTGCTCCGGTTTTTCCATAGTCTAAAAACATTGTTTTTATATTTTTATAATCCCGCGGATAAAGATTATTCCTAAAATTAGATTTATATTTTAATAAATAATTTAATAAATAGATTCTACCTAAAAGATTAATAATATCTTTATCCGATTTAGAAATTTTTTCTATATTTTTATTAAGCTCTAATTCTAAAGAATTAGTATCTTGAATATCATAAGTCTCTTTTCTTCCTCCGATTTCTAAGGTTACTATGTTGCTATCTAAAATTGGCTTTTCTAAAATATTATCTATTTCTTTTTTAGGCGATGAAATATTGTCTTGTGAATCTGCTGGGGCAGATTCACTAAGAATATCTTTTTTTATATCTTTAGTTTTTATATCTGGTATAGGTGTGTTAGAATCAACAAATGCATTTGTTGAATTTAACAAATGGCATTTGTTAGAATTAACAAATGGCAGATTGATTTCAAAGAAATTACAAAGCTCTAAATCTACTATAGTGTACCATAAAGTTCTGTCATAACCTTTTTTATTATATTTGCCTGTCTTTATAACATTTTTAGATATTAATGACTTTATTATTGTTCTTATATTTTGTGTACTCCAAAAAGGGAATATAGATCTTAGACCGGCATTTGTATTAAATGACCAATAAAAACCATCAATAAAGTTTCTTTTATTGCTTTCATTTGTTTTAATCCAAAATACTAGATTATTAATAAATATAGCTTCATTCACGCCATATATATTTGCTATACCAACATTGAAATTATAACTACTTCCAAAGTTATTCTTTTTAGGCTCTATTGTAGTTATTTTATATTTTCCGGCATTTGTATCATAAAGTTCTTCACAAACAGAAATATCATTATTAATTGTCATTTTCCACCCCCGCGATATATTCTTTAATTATATTAAAATCTTTTTTAGAAATATATACTTGGCAATTAAAAGTATATACAGCTATATTAAGATTTGATATTGTTTGTTTAATTACTCTTTTATCTACTTTAATTCCAATATCGGATAATAGTATTTTTATTTTTGGAATACCAATATAATTTAAAGAAGTAGTATTATATTTCGGGTTAAACTTAATTAAATATTCTGATAGTAAACCATCTAAGTTATAATGCTCACAATTCTGAAAATATATTTTATCATAAACTTTTATTTTCTTATGATAATATGCTTGTTTTAATCCTTGCGTGGTTTTACCTATAAAAACTATTTCATCTCCGTCGATTAAAAAATATACTCCGACAGTATTAGTATCGCATATAATACTATTCTTTATTATTTCCTCTTTGTCTTTAAGTTTAATATTCATAAAGCCTCCTCTATTCTTTCTTTTTTATCAGTAATATTTTTTATTTGCTCGGTTGTTTCAATTAAACTATCTTTACAATCATAATAGCCATTGATATTATCATCGTTAAATAATTTTAGCATTTCCATTGATTCAAGAGCAGATAATAATAATGTTTCCCCTCGTGTTAAATCTTTTTTTCTTTTATCCGGTACGCCTAAGCATTTATATTCTTGAATAGTTAAATTTGCATATTCATAGGGCTTCTCAATACCATGCCGTTGCCATTCAGTTGTTAAAAGATTTCTATTTTCTGTAGATATTTTTTTTACTTCTTCTGGTATAGAATATTTGCCAGTTTTTCTAATTGAGGGCAACACTTCTTCAAATACCCATTTTTTAAAATCTTGAGATTCTTTTTTCTTTGACTTAAATATCAGTTGATATAAATTTGGCTCATTTATTATTACTAATTCTTGTTGTCTTTTAAGCCTATCGATGACGTATGTTCTGCGTACCCCATGTTTATCAAGCCTTTTTGTTTGTTCTCTCGAATTAGACAAGTCTAAAACTTTACAAAGGTCATAAACTGAAAAATAAGGTTCACCATCTATCGTAAAGCACCTTATATCTTTCCCGCAAAATGTTTTTTTGATTTCTTTCATAAGTTCCTCCAATACTTACAGAATGTATAGCATATTTATTATGCTGTGTCAATAAATATACAATACAAATTAGAATAAAAAAAGCCCATTAAGGTAGCCGGTCTGGTTGTTTCACATACAACGGATACTAAGCATCGTATGCTACTCCCCGGCTACCTCAATAGGCTTGCAATTTTAGTATCTTTCATACCCCGCAACCATACAGGATAAATATTTGATACCAAAACAAAATGCTATTGTCAATCACTATTTTTGAAATTCATTTGGATTACTCAAGAACTTGCTTATTAGCTTTGCTATAACAAATCCTTTTATTAATCCATTAGATTCACAATGTTTATCGAATTCGCTTTTTACCTCTTTAGGTATTGAAACATAAAAGGTACATAAATTCTCTTCTTTCTTTCTTCCCATCACTATCTCCTTTTTAGACAGTATAACTATTTTTATAAAATAAGTCAAGACAAATTTGGTATAAATTAAAAATATTATTCGTTATCAATTCTCAATGCTCTTTTTAATTATTGCCGCTATCCTGCTTTTGTATTTTTCCATTCCGTATTCATATAGAGATGCTTTTGTAATTTTATCTGTTTTGTTAAAAAATATGTTTCCCCGCTCTTCTTGAACATACGGGAGAGTATAAGTCCGACTGCCATAAACTAGCATAAGTAAGCTCTGAATATAATCGTCCGGGATTCTCTTTTTGTTTGGAGTTACTATTTCTACGAGGTTCTTATTATATTTTTTATCAACGGCGTAAAGCTGGGTCATAAAATTCTGTAATTTCTTATTGCTTAATACTTTAGGATGATATGGAATCTTTATTCTTCGAGCTTTAACTTCATTTAGGAATAAAATTGCCATATCGTTTTTAACTTTTTCGTTAAAAACTACTCGTTTTATATCAATTTTTTCGTCATAAAGTCTATTCTCTAGCATAGATACTATTGGGTCTCCCGCTCCGGTTGAATCGCAAGTAAGTATTCTAACTTTAAATAATAATAGCTGGTCAATTATGGATTCCACTATTTGTTCCCAAGCGTCGCCTCTCATTTCTAGCCAATTAACTATATGCTTCTCAGTATCGCCAGAGCTAGATATAATATCTAGCGTTGGGTTTTTTAGTTTTGCTATTGTAAGAATTGTATAGTCTTTTACTCTTGCAAAGTCTAATCCGGCAACATAAATGCTTCTATTATCCGATGAATACTCAAGTTGAGCGGATTGGTCCATCATATATTCTTCAAAATCTGTTGGAGTTATTGCTTTTCCCTCTTCTATTAGCCATTCGAGTTTATAACTCATTCTAAAAGCATCGCTATCTTCCCCAAGCTCTCTTTTCATATTTTCAATATGGGCTCGATAGAATTTGTTATATTTCATAACTTCTTTGTAATCATATTGAAAGTGATAGCGTTTAACTTTATTTCTAAAGTCTTTTACCATATTCTTTTGTATTGTTTCATAGAAATATGAAGTATATGGGGCTGGCGTTCCTGACATAACTACTAATCCGTTTGTATTAGCGGTCATTGGAAGTATTGATTTTTTTACTTTATCTGAATCGGCTTCTTGACATTCTGAAACAACTACTAGGTCGTAGGTCTTGCTTTCTATCTTTGCTTGCTTTGCCGATGTTTGAATTCGGCAGAAGGATTTATATATTGGAACGCCATTGCGCCCGTTTGGTCCTAAAATCTGCAACAGTCCTCCGCTATATTTCTTTTTTGCGTCTAGGTCTTGGTCTGCTAGGATTTCATCGGCTAAATCGGTGTCTAGTAGTCCTTGCATTCTACTATGAAGGGTATATGCTTGTTCATTTACCGGGGCAAATATCCCTATTTTTAATCCCCGTTCATAAATACTTAATTGCTCCGGGAATATTTTAGATAAAGATGGGATAAGTATTAATAATGTTAATAACGCTCTTGCAAGCAATTCGTCTTTTCCGCTTTGCCGCGGCAAAACAACAGTTATAATGCAGCCCTCATTTTTCAGAAATGCCTCAAATATTCGTTTAACAATAGGTACTTGATATGGACGCATACTCGGTTGAAACATAGTTTCACAGAATTGAAGCATTTTATCTACTATCTCATCAACATTATGGCAATCCCAATCGATTGTAGTTATATCTATTTTTGCGTCTTTTGATTTATCGAGCGTTGATTTTACTTTTATTCCGCTATTTGTTTTTTTCTTATTTCCAGTTTTTATATTAAGTTTGATTTTGGTATCAAACATATTTTCTGATTTTTCTTTGATAGAATCTACTTTAGCTCTATCAAATCTTTCTTTGGCAAATATAGTTGAGTTCTCTATATCCCCCATTATATCAGCGTCTAATTTAAGTTCTTGTATTCCGTCTTTTCCCATATATCGTTATTATATCTATATTTATCTAATATTTCAAGTATTTTTTTTATTTTTATTACAAATAATTCTTGACTTCTATTCTGATTTTTATTATATTGTTTCTATAAAATTAAAAAGGAGTTTATATGAAGTGCTTATTATGCGGAGCGGAGCTAGTTTCTGGGGGAAAGATATGTTTGTTGTGTTCTACTAAGACGGAGGGTAAAGTTTGTTTTGTAAAGAATAGTTTTTTTAATTTCATTAAGAAAAAAGTTTTGATTATGGATTATTCTGATGTTTGTTCTTTATTCGGGGAAGAAAATGCAGAAGAGCATATTCATTTTTTGCCAAAGAAATATTTTGACAAATTACTAAAGCTATGCGATATTACTAACTAACGGAGAATTTAATTGGAAGATATCTACGAATTCTTTGGAATTCCTAAAAATGCTAGCTTATCTGATATAAAATCCGCTTTTAGGCGGCTAAGTAAGGAATTTCATCCTGACGCTGGTGGAAATCGAGCGGAGTTTGAGAAATTATGTAAGTATTATAAGATTTTATCTAATGCAAATTTAAGAAAATCTTATGATTCCGGGGAGTATTCCGAAGATAATTATAATATCTCCGAGTATATTATCGGTATTATTTTCGGGGTTATTGAGCAAAATAATCCCGAAATTACTAACATAATTAGCAAGGCTGGCTCTATTATTTCCGAGAGAATTAGGTCTTATCGGTCGTCTATTTTAGCTCTAAAATCCAAGAAGAAAAAGTATGAGAAATTCCTTGGTTCTTTAACAGAAAAGTCCGATAATTTTCTAAGCATTTCTGTAAAAAGTCATATTGATTCTATTGATTTTGATATTAGTCTTATTAAAAAAGACATAGAATTCAATGAAAAATGCGTTGGTTTTATCAGCGAAAATTATGAATATTATTTGGGGGATATTGATAAAGACTTTGATTTCGAATCTTTAGTTTTATCCGCTACATCTGGAAATTCCTAGATTTTCCTTTATTCTATTATTTATGGGGTTATTTTTATGGATTTTGTTACTTATCAGAAGCAAGCTCGCGTTTTCTCGAAAGATACTCGTATTGAGGCTAGCGAGCTTATCTATCCGTTGCTTGGTTTATCTAGCGAAGTTGGCGAGGTTATGGATAAATGTAAGAAGGTTTTTCGTGATAATTCCGGCGAGTTTTCTAAGGAAATTCTGCTGGAAATTATGAAAGAAATTGGCGATGTTTTGTGGTATTTGTCCGAGCTTTCTAGTCAATTCGGATTTGATTTGGACGACGTTGCTAATATGAATATTGATAAATTAGCGTCTCGAAAATTGCGAGGGGCTATTGGCGGTAGCGGGGATAATAGATAAAATAATAGGTAGGTTATAACTGCTTATGAAAATCC